TCTGTGTATAAATCCATCATACCCACCATGTAGAACTAATACATCACCTGCTTCTACAAAGGTATCAGTTGCAGATGGTTTTATACCTCTTAACTCTGCAAACTCAAAGTTCTGACCTTTCATAACGCATATAACACCTCTTGTGTTATCTTCGCCTACAGTTTCTTTAGAAAAGAATATTCTATATTGTGTTTTGTCAGGTATAACTACTGACTCAAATAGCGCTGCGTCAATCAAATTTTCATCAAATATAGACTGTACATTTGCACTAATAGTTCCAAGTTCAACGTCACCAATTCTTGCTGTACCTGCAACTGTGCGTAATCCATCAGGTCCTAGAAATATTAAGTCACCTGCAAATTCCTGTATAGTGTCTCCATTTATACAGCCAATATTTCTTGTAACAGGTGTTATTGCAAAATCACTTGATGAACTTCCTGTTAGTTTAAATATTCTGTTTTCACAAAATACAAATAAATCACCACGGAAAGCCTTCATTCCTACAATAGTATCATCAACTTTAATACTACCTGCACCACTACCACTATTAAATGCATCCTCATCAAATGGCTGACTAAATACTAATGTCTGTGGTGTGCTTGACATACCTGCATAAAACATATGACTTTTAAATGCAGTTACAAACTTAGCACCTTCAACTGTTGACTCTGTAACATCTGTTGCAGAAAAAGATGTATTAAAAACTGTTGGGTCGTTTGCACCATCTGTGACAATTATTTTTTCATTACCATCAAAGTTAAATCTCTCAAACGTATATTTACCTGCGTTAGTTCTACCTGTATCTCTTTCTGTCCAACTTTCAGAAACTGCACTATCAACTACGTGTGCTGCAGCTGTTGTAGAACTTGTTGCTCTTGTCACACCCGTAAATGTCGTTGATGTAACACCTGTATATGTAAATATTTCTGAGTCAATCTGTAATGTACCACTTGAACTAAAACCTGTTGTGCTATCTACAGTTATAGTTCCTGACCCTGCCATTGTTGCACTTGATGTTATTGCAGTCGCTAGTTCAGTTGACGCTGAACTAAATATCTTTTCACCTCTTGCAGCAACAATGTTATTATTAAAAAACGCTACCATTAAAATTTTTTCAGAACTAGCTGATGTTTGAGGTACGATATGGTTACAGTGTTTTCTAAAACCGTTTATTCTTCTATAACCACCTTCGATGTCAGGCTCAAAATTTAATAACTCTAACGCTTGACCTGGTTGCATAATAAAGGTTGAACGACTTTTAATTAAACCCCCTTCACATACAAACGCTGAAGGTGATGTTTGCGATTGGTCAGGCATATTAACTTACTCTTGTTGTTATATCAGACGTGTTTGAATAACCTTGTCTTGGTATAAATGTAGACCTAACATAGTCAAATCTATTTACTAATAATGTTTGCATATTTTTTATACCTTGCTCAAACCGTGCAAAGTTTATACCATACTGTTGTGTCTCACCTCTATACTGATAAACAAAAGCTGTAGCACCATCTGCTATAATAGGTGCAAATCTATCGGGTATAGTTGTTGTATCACCATGTGCTGTCATGTCACTTGGAAAAGAAAAGTAATCATATTTTATAGAAAAAGATTTTGTAGGATAAGGATATAAAATATAATTATTATCAGGAGTTCTAATAACAGACTGTGGTATACCTCCTCTTTCAAACTGTGCAACTGAGACACCACTATCATGTGCTGATGCTGTTGTTCCATTAGCCCCTCGTGTTGCTCCTGTAAATGTTGTACTTGTTGTTCCTGTATATGTTACTTGTTCATTTCCTATATATAAAGTGCCTGCACTATCAAATCCTGTCGTGCTTACAACTGTAATTGTAGTAACAGAATCTGTATGTGAAGTGCTTAATGTAGTTGTGCTTATTTCGTCTTCTTGAGTTATGTATGAATTTACATAATCGTTGTAGTCTATTATCCTTAGTTTACCACCACTAGTTCCTAAATCACTATCTTTTACTAATCTAAACGTATTATAATCTACAGTTTTAGCATCTGTTGGTATGCTGTATTTAAATGTTCCAGCAGTTAGTGTTTGTGTTTTTGTTGTGTGATTAAAAGGATATTGAAATTCTTTTTGATTAATAAATCTTACGGCTTCATTAACAGCGTTCTTACATTGTGTTTGAATACCTCTTGAAGAAGTAAAATTAGAGGATGTTAGCTGCACTTCATTTAAACGTGCTATTACTCTATTAGTATGTGTAAGAAATGTTTCTGCCATAATGTATCCATGAGAAAGAGGGCAAGTTGCCTTGCCCCCTATAATTTATGAGTTACGCTAATGTATCTCTATCTACTTCATCAGCAGTCATTGTGCCAATGTCATCGATATCCATGCATATAGCAAACAATCGGAGTTTACCTCCAGTTGTTGTACCTGTCATTGCTTGGATTTCAATGTCAATAGTATCTGAAGTGCCACCAACAATAACTGGAGCATATGCTGCAGGAGTAGGAGCATAATCACCTACACTTGCACCATCAAAGTCAAAACCATCAACAAAGTTGTCAAGGTCTCCACCTGTTATGCCAAAGTCAAAATCAGTGTCTGTAGAAGTACCAGCGTGTGCTTCTGTAACTTCAAAACCTGCATGAAGTATAACAGTATTCGCAGGAATAGTTAGTCCAGGAATAACGTCATTAGCTGCAAGAGCAGTACCTTTATCTGATGCTGCTTGAGCAAAGTCTAGTGTATGCTGAATAAAGTATGGCTGTCTACCTCTAGAACCCATACCTCTAGCAACTGAAGTTGTATTATCGCCTAATGCCATATTAAATTCTCCCTTACGCTAAACAATATGCAGCAGTCACGATAGCTTCAGGTCTGAGTATCTTTCTGCCATACAAATGCATACCACGAACAATATCAGCGAAACTATCAGGGTCTCTGTAAGTTTCTGTTTTGTTGATTTGTTCAGCAGTAGCCACAGCAGATGAATGACCTGCCACAATAATTCCAAAGTTTGAAGTATTCTGACCACCTGTTGTAGAAGGACCTGTGCCTACTGACGGAAGGTTGTTAGATGTGTATACTTTAAAACCATGTAAATTATTTAAAACAAGACCATTTTGTAGCCCTGAACCACCAAAATCTCCATTTAAAAGACGTGAATCTTCATCTTTTAAAATTTCGATAAATACTGGGTCAAGAACTAACCATCTGTTTGTTGTGTCAACATTTTGTTGGTCTAATAGTCTAGACATACGTGCAATAACCTGTAATGGAAATGCATTACCTGTTGTTCCACTCTTGGCTGCTGTTGCACCACCTGCTCTTGGCTCAAGACCAATCGCATTGTTTGCAGTACCTGCAGTGCCATTAGTCTGTGTAAAATCAGAAGCATCAATAGACATTGAAGCTAATAATTCTGCACCTACTAAGTTAGAACCACTAGAGGATGTTGAAACGGCTTTAGCACCGTTTACAGTTGTGTTGACAGTATCAGCAGCACCATGTAATGCTGACTGCTTAAAGCCTGACAAGTAACCAAGAACGTCTTGGTCAAATTGGTCGGCTAGTCTATATGCAGCACGGTCTGAAGCTAACTGTTGAAAGTTAACATGACTGTGTGCTTCTTCGATATCATCAACCTTAAATGCAAAGTAGTTAGCTTTGTCAATTGTTAGGCTGAACTCTTCATCGTCAAGGTCTTGTGGTGTAATTGCTGTACCACGAGAGTATGCCTTAACTGTGATTTCAGGTTCTTTGATAACCTTAACGGAATCACCCATGTTAGCAATTTCGCCAAAGTAATCTGAATTAGTGATTTCTTCAACGACTGATGACTTGCGAAATGCAAGTTGTACCTGTTTGCTGTAAATAATTGGGCTAAAATTACCATTAGGAAGATTACCATAACCTGCTGCACTTGAAAATGCCATAGTTATTCTCCTTTAAGAATATTTACACATATGCAAAACGTACAAATTTATTAACAAGGGCTGACTTACGTAAGGTGCATATCGTATAAGGTGTACAGTCTTATAGTCAATGGGCTATGTTTATCAGGTATTCTTTTAAATTATTGTTGTTTGCTTAAATTATAAGTAATATAAGTAAAGGTAATCACATATATGTGGGCTATACTTATACTCTTATATATAGTTATATATATAAAACTTTATTTGTCAACAGTTTTTTCTTTAGGAACTTCAACAAAACTAAAGTTTACACTAAAGGAACGTCTTTCTCCCTTAGTCTTAAATGGATAAACACAGTGAAATAATTCTGCAGGAAATACATAAAAGTCTCCTACTTGTGGTTTAACCATAAAATTTGTTTGACTATATCCTGACGGTGTACCATGAGCAAACTGTATATGCCCATTCGCAGGATGATGGTCTTTATAGTCTTCTTCCCATTCTTTATCAATACCTTTAGGTAATGCTAGATATCCAACACAAGACATCCTAGAACCTGTATGAATATGTAATGGGTTATATTCATTTTCAAATTGTCGTACAAACCATCCTGATGCTATTTGTATTCCATAATTATTATTTTCAGTATCTAGTTTATCTCTACCAAAAGAATGTCTATATTCAACGTAATTATGAAATCTACCAATAAAATGTGAAAACTCGTTTAACCATAGCTTTTCTATTTCTTCGCTAAATCTTAACTCTTGTTTAACTTTACCTACTAAGCTATCTGACCAATCTTCTAAGTCAGGACTCATTAACTCATTCATCTTTCTTAAAAAAGATGGAGACATTTTTTTGTATCCCATTACAGGACCAAACGGTGCTATATACTCTTCCTCCTTTTTAGGAGTGTATATTTTACTATGATGTGCCATAATGTATTCCTATCTAGCAGAACCTGATACATCGTATATAAATGTACCATTACGCATTGATTCCATTATAGCTTCAGAGTTTTTCTCGTATTGTTGTGCAGACATTTTTTGAACGTCTGATTCTCTAATACCCTCTTTATTTTTTTCTTGTGGTTTACTTCTCATAGACTTTGTTGAAACAGTCTTTGCTATATCATTTGACTGCCGACCACTTTCTTTTTTAATATTTCTATCAACTTTATATAAGTCTATAGCTCTTGCGGCAGAACGTGCATCACTGTCGTTTTCATACAAGGCATCCTGAACCCATTTAGGTTGTTCTTCTGCCCACTCATGGAAGTCATCACTTTCTCTAATATCAGCAAAGTCAGGATGTATATGTAATAATTCTGCTTCAGCCTTTTCTTTTGTTGCTGATATTTTCATCTCATCAATTGCTTGTAATTTTTTTTGTATATCAGCCGATTGTTCTTTAGCTTTTTTTATAGCAATTGTTTCAACTATCGCAGCTACATCGGGATACTTTTTAACCCAAGCATCTAAATCTTCTTCAGATGTTGGTAGTCTCATTTCTTTTCTAGTTGCTTCAGATAGTTGGTTTTCTAGTGCTTCTATCTTAGATTTAAATTCTTCTGATTGTTTTTGTTGATGTCTTCTTAAATCAGAGTATCTCTTCTTAAAAGTTTTTTCTTCAGGACTAGAGGGTTCTTCTTCTTTTACTTCACCCTTTTGCTCCTCAGTTAATTCTTTTAATTCCTTTTCTTCTTTTTCAATTCTTTGTTCATTAGAATAAGGTTTAGTCATAAACGCAACTTTTTTAGGTGTTGCTTCCTTTGTCATTCCTTCAGTCATTATATTCTCCTTGTTGGGGTCAAAGTAGCCATCATATGGGGTATGAGTAGCCAACAAACTAGGTATTTATCGTGTACCTAAACCACGTCTTACAACAGTCTTTGTAGGTTTTCTTAATCTTATTAAACCCATAATATCAGGTCCTAATATTTTTGCTAAGACCCTTCCCTCTGCTGTTCCTTGTAATCCTCTAACTATTTCTTTTTCATCGTCTGTAAGAGAAGCATATCTCTCACCAAATACTTTAATCAGTTCTTCCATTTAGTTTTCCTACAATATAACATAATGGTTCTAGTATTGCTCTCTCAACTGCACCTGCCCAATGTCGTTTGCCTTTCTTCTGCATCCAAATATCGGCAGTTCTTCTACGTGCAACACCCTCTAACCATTTTCTAATAATCTTGTTAGATGTATTATTGTCTTTATATGCGTATCTAACAAGAGGTTTAAAAATAGTATGATACCCTATTTGATAGTGTTTGTCAAGTGTTTTACTTTGATTTAACCAAATTGTTTGTCTAAAAGAACCAAAACCATACTGATTGTTCATAGCAGTACAAACTATTTTATCATCTGATTTATCTTCTTTCTCTTCTTTTTTTTCTTGTGCAACTTGTTGTGCAGCTTCTTTAGCAGACTTACCACCCTCTTTTGCTCTTACAGTACCACCAGGTTCTCTTGTTCTAACTACTGAACCTGCTTCAGCACCTGAAACACCAGACATAATATTACTTACTCTTTCTGCTTCTCTTTGGTCTTTCTCAGATTGTTCTCTCTGTAATCTAGCTTGTTCAGCCGCATCTTCTATTGCTTTTCTTTCAGCTGCTGCTTTATCGGCTGCTGCCTTGGCTTCAGCTTGAGCTATCTTAGCTTTTGCTTCAGCTTCTTGTAAACGCTTTCTTTCTTGTTGTGCTGCAATCTCTTGTAGTCTAATTGCTTCTTGAGCATCTTGTTGTGCTTTTCTCTCTTCTTCTTGTATTTTTTCAGCTTCAGCGATAGCAGACCCATCATCTATTATTTTTTTAGTTTGTTTTGCTGTTCTATCAACTCTTAAATTTCTTGTGTCCTCAAGAACTTGTGGGTCAGGACCTGTTAATTCATCTTGTTGGTCTCTTCTTCTTTGCTCCATAAAATCAAAACCTACTCCTCCAAATTGTCCTGTTTTATCTGCTTCAAATTTATCTAGTTCAGTTTTTAATTGAGGTGAAACAGCAGATTTATCAACTCGTTTTAATAATTCATCTGCATCACCAATTTCTAATAAATCATCTATTTGTTTTTCTGTTACATTAGAATCTTTTGGTATACCTAGTATTCTTTTTTTACGTTCAAGGGAACTTTCAGGAGCATCTAATGGAGGTAATGTTTCTACTGTAACTTCTCCTCTAGGGTCAAGAGGAGTTGTTCTTACACCTGATAATCCAAAAGTCTCATCATCTGCCATTGTAAGTCTTGGGTCTATCTCTGTCGCTGCAGTGGCTTCTTCTGAAACAGTAGATGGTCTAGGTTTAGGAGTTGGAAGAGGTACATCTCTAAGTCTATCATATGCTTCTCTTATACCCTCTTCATTAAATAAAAACTGTGGCATACGAATACCTGTTTCACCAAATGTAGCTTTGTCTCTATTAGCTAATAGTGATTCAAAAGTTCCGTCAAAGTCATCCCCTACATTTTGTAATATAGATTGAACATAGCCATCATAACTTCTATCTCTCATCTCTTCTTCTTCTTGTTTTACTTGTATGGCACGTTCTCTATCTTCATTAGGTTGTGTTGTTTCTACGACAGGTTCTGCTTGTACAATTTGCTCTTGAGGTGTTGGTTCTGTATAATCTCCTACTAGCTCATATCCTTCGGGTATTGGATATAATGGTACAAACTTTCCATCTACCATATTTCCTGGTATATTAAGTGTTGCACCATCAGGTCCTCTATATGTTCTAACCTTTGCAAAAGATGTTTTACCTTCTTGCGTACCTACTAATGCTCCTGCTCCCGGTTGAACACCTGCTGTTTGTTGTCCTTCAAATTGAGGTAGATTATATACATCTCCACCTTGTTGCATCTTTCTTACCATTGGTTCTTCCTCCTCCAATTCTAAATCGTCAATAGTAAAAGGAATATCATCAGGCAGAGTAGCATCCTCTGAATTTCCCATTTGACCCATTTCTTCCATACGTTTAAGACCTGCTTTAGCTTCTTGACGTAATGCCATAAGTTTTTCCAAACCAATAAAACGAACAACGTCAGCAGGAAACACAAATTCGCCTTCACTCAGCATAGCTGGAATGTCATCACGAACCTCCTTTCTTAAAGAACCTGGAGGTACTTCATTGCCTGATTCTTTGTCTACTTCGCCACCTTCATCTAGTAGACCTCCCTCATCAAACATATCCATTTGTTTTGCTTGTGCCATGCCACCCTCATTTAATGGTAAATAACTCATAATAAAATCAAAAGCCTGTTTAAACTTTCCTTCATTACCTTCTGTTTGTTTTCTAATTTCTTCTTGGATAGAATTAGGATTATCTAAATAACCCATAACATTTTTAATATATTTTTGATTTTCAGATTGCTTTGTACTACCGTGATAATTTTTTAAAAAAGAATCAATGCTATCTGATTGTTTAAGTTTATCTTCAATAACTAAATCAAAAAGTTTATCATAGTGTTTATCATGTTGTTCTCTAGGTATGTTTCCTACACCTAACCCACCAAATATTTCTTTGTCTCTTTTAGTTGTTTTTATTTTTTTACCGTCTTTATATAAAGAATTATAATAGTCTATGTTTAATTTATTTTTACCTTGAGATATAAAATCTAAAGCATACTGTTTAAATTCATCATCAAATCTACTAGGATACCTAGCTAATAAATCTTCAACAGTTGTTGATGTAATTTGCCCCGGACCAAATCCTGAAGATGAGTTTTTCTTTTTACTTACACCTGTAAAAAAATAAGGACTATCTATACTTTTTAAATAAGGTCCTACTTCATGTGCTACAATAGCTTTTTTTAAATCTGATTTACTATAACCAAATATATCTTCCTCTACTTTAGGTACTTCCTTAAAATCTTTTGTAAACTTTGTACCTCGTGTTAACTGTGCTATTACAGCAGGAGATGGTTTAGAGATTGGAGGTTGTATTTCTTCTGTCATAGGATTACCCATGCTCTCATTTAAATCGGCAGTGGTAACACCCGTAGCTTCGCCCATTCTTTCTTGGTACTTTCTTTTAAAATCACTTATGCTTTCAGCCATTTGTTCTATTTACCTCATCTCGTAAGTTTTTTAATCTACGTAATGAAGATATTGCACCTTGTGAACGATACATCATTACTTGATTATCTGTTTGTTCTAATGACCTTTGTTGTGTTTCTATTAAAAAGTCTAAATAATTACTGAGGTGTTCCCAAGTCTTGGGGTTGTTGACCACCCCCTTCAACTTGTTGTGGAGTTCCTTGGGGTTGTGCATTTCCTGTAAATCCTTGTTCTCCTGGTACAGGTACTTGTCCTGTTCCTATTGTGCCACCTCCAGCACCTGTTGGGTCATTAGGGTCTGCTCCAGCAACTGGTGTTGTAGCACCCCCTTGTTCTTTAGCAGCCTTCATTATCTCTGCTTGTATGGCAGCTTCTTGAATACTGTTTGTTACTTTATCTACATCTAAGTCTAGTGTCTTAGCAATCTCACGTATGATGTAATCCATCTTAGCAAATGGTGCAAGAGCTGGATTACTTGCTGTTCCTAAGAATTGCATTAGTCTTTGACTTCTAACTTCGTTAGCCATTAGACTTTCTGTTCCTCTAGCTTTAACTTCTAAGTCACCTCTTATTTCAGGGTCAAAGTCAAACTGCATATTAAATCTAAATAAACCTTCACCTAGAGGTTTTAGTAAATAGTCATCTACATTTTTTATAACATTTTTAATCCCACCACTTGCAGCGTTCATTAACATTGATATACCACTTGCAGTTCTACCTACACCTGATATGCCTGTTTGTCCATGTGCAAAAGATGGAAAACCAGTTGACTCATCTGACAACTGCCTTGCCTTATCAAACAACATCATATTTTCTGATGATACATTTGGAAACTTTGTACCAAAGATAGCTTGACCTGGGGCGCCGCTTTGTCTTCTAAATATCTTTCCCGGATATATAGATAAATCTTGTCCCGGAACTAAGTTAGTTTCATCTACTTCTATTAATAAGTTTCCTGATAATACAGCATTATCTACTGCCATTCTCATAAAACCATTCATTAATGTTTGTGTATCATCCATATTTTCTGCGATACCAATACCAAAGAATGAATACGGATTAAGTTCATAAGGTGCAGCTACATATGGTATCATAGCAGGTTTAAATGGATTAAGCACCATTCTAATTAGTTTATTGTTACATATCCAAATATTTGCTTGAACTTCATCAAATTCTTCTAGCTCTTTAGGTATCTCTATATCTTGCTCTTGAAGCATTTCTATATCACACATACCCCAATATTCTAATACTTCAAAACGGTCTACGTCATGTTCAGGAGCATAGTCAATTAAATCATCTTCCCAATATTTTTTAACATAGTTTTCCCCTTCTGATATAACTTCTTCAATAACTGTATCTCTAAAGAAAGGTCTTCTTTTCAATGCACGTAATTGACTTCTAGACATTTTATGTCTTTCAATTGTATACTGTGCTTCATCCATGTTATTAGCATCAGGGTCAGGATAAAAGTTCCAAACAGATACGTGACTTATTTGAGGTATTGTTTTAAATACGGGATTATAGTCACCTTCTCCATCCCAATTAGGATACTCTTTATCTAAAGCAAAAGGACCTTTCATTACACCAGTACCAAACAAAGCCATTTCAAAAGCTGTGCTACGTAAATGTTTATTAGCACTTGACTCTTCTAGTTGGTCATGTATTTTTTTCTCCATATTTTTAGCTGCAATCATTGCAGGACTAAATGTTATAGAGGTTGGTGTTTTACCAACACCTTCTTTTAGTTTATCTTTTATAGGGTCTAAATCATCTGCTAAAGGTCCTAGCTTATCAACTAAACTTCTTTCAGTAGCACCAGCAGGCAAGTCTTTACCATCACCTTCAAACCCATAAGGACTCTCTGTTCCTCTAGCTTCTGTAACTTCTTGTGGTTCTTTAGGGTCAAAGTTTACATCTCCTTCTACACCTTCAGGTAATTTTGTTGGTTCTATAGTTAAAGGAAATTTATTGTTTGCTAATAGCACATCTATTATTTGACCGTAAGCTGCTAGTGTTTTTGTTTTTGTTACCTTTACAAATACTCTTGATTTTTCTGCTTCTGTAAATTGAACGTCAGGACCATACAACCCTCTGTAGTTTCTGTAAGAACTTAACCATCTTTGTTCATCTTGATATCTAAAATCATAAGCTCTTTTAAATCTATCATAAACAAACTTAACTGCATTAGACACAGGAATATCTGTCTTAGCTGTATCTTCACTATCTTCAAGCGAGATAGCTTCTGCATCCATTATTACGTCTTCATCTAATTCTTCTGCCATATTAATATCCAAACTTTTCGTCTGCTACTCTCATACCCATTGAAGGTTTACTCGCTGGGTCATAATCAAATATGCTAAATTTTGGTCTACTTTGAAGCCCATATCTTAAAGCATCATATAAATGGTCTTCAGCATTTGTATCAACATCTTCAGGATTTTTCTTATCCAACGGTAATGAAGGTAGTTGAGTTATTAAATTAACACAGTTATTAAATATCACTAGTCTAGGTTCTTCTGTAAACTCATCTATTTGTAATCTTCTGTGTACTTCATTCTTTCCTGCTACTCGGCTTCCTCTACTCCTATCAGAAGGTCTCCATCTACATCCTCTTGTAATCATTTGTTCTGCAAGTGAAGGACCTAAATCTCCTCGTTTATGCCATAAGGAGCTATCTAAAACTCCATACTTTATATTTCCATCACCTGCTTCTAGTTCTAGTATTTGGTCTGCTAAGTCTGTTGCCAAAACTTTCGATACATAAAGTTCACGATAAACGACCAACTGCTCTGCAGGAGAAACTGCAAACCATAAAACACCACTATAAGAACCGTAACCATAATCGCAAGACCTAAACTTAACCCAATTACTAGGAATATTAAAGGGTTCAATAACGTGTACATCTCTATTAAACTCTGTAAAAGCTGCCCCTTCTTTTATATCCCAATCACCCTCAAGAAGTTGTCTTCTTTGTTGTTCGGGTAAAGATAAAAGCATCGCTTCATAATCACCATTCTCTGCAAGATAAGGATTATCAGATAATCGAGCTGGAATAAACCGTCTTTTAAATAATGGTTTTCCTGCTTTCTCATGCCCTGCAGGATATTTTAATGTTTCTCCTGTATCTATGTCAGTTGCATCAAATGCTTTACCAAAAGGTGCAGGAGCTATAAACATTTTTTTAACCCAAGCGTGTCCTCTTCCTCCTGGGTTAGTTGTTGCCCTCATAAAGATAGGCAAATTAGAAGCAGTAGACCTCAGACGAGAACGCATATAATTCCATGCGTATGGTGTGGACCATTGTGTTAACTCGTCAAACCCTATCCAACTAAATGCTAGACCCTGATAACGCAAGACATCTTCATCTCTATCTAGATAAGACATCCACAATCTTGCTCCAGATGGTGCTGTCCACTGCATTTTTCTTTCAGACCACTTTATACCCTTCCATATTTTAGGATATAACTCTTGAGATTTAAATATTAATTCTCTCAATTCTTCGGTGGTACGTCTTAATAGTAGTCCACTAAACTCTGAATGACCCATATAACGTAAAGGGTCTACTAACATACTATATGTTTTACCACCACCTGCTGAACCTCCATATAGAACTTCTCTTTCATTTGCTGCTAGAAATTCTGTTTGAGGTCCTTCGTTTGGTTTGAAAACTACATTCTTTTCTTCTTCAACTCTTTCTATCTCTTCACGTATTGGCTGTGATTTCTTTTGCACCAACTCTTTCGGACTCGATTTCTTCTGCTTTTTGTATCGCCTTTTTCGCATAGTCTGCCCATCTGCGTAGGCTTGTAGCTTTGTCCTTACGTTGTTTTTCATTCTTTAACCGTTTCATTAATCCTATATGTGAAATATATCTTCCAGAGTTTTTTGATAACCAATTTGCAACTTCTCTGTAGGAATATTGTTTTATATAATACCTTGCTTTTTCTAATAAGTCAAGTTCTTTTTTTATAGGAACTAATAAATTTGGGTCATTATCATCTTGTACATAACCAAAAGGTATTGTTCTAGCTATTCTTGGTATGGATAACCACTCATCATCCTCTTTTAAATCTGTAGGTTGAGGTAGCTTCCAATTACCTGCTGTCCTAGTCATCACTGCTTGTATCTTTA